TAATATATGTGGAAACAACCAATTATAAAAGAAATTAGTGTAGGCTTAGAAATTAATTGCTATGCGTGTGCTGAACTATAATGGAAGTATCTAATGAAGCTCTTCGTAAATATGACGAGGAGCTTAACTTATTAAGAATTAATTTAGCGAATGGACAAGCAGATTCATTCGCTAATTATAAACAACTCGTAGGTCGTATACAAGGAATTGAATGGTCTATTGAGGTTATTAAAACTATAACAAAAAAAATGTATGAAGGAGAAGAAGAATAATGCAACAAGTAAACATGGGAAAAGTTATTAAGAATGATGCTTGGCTTTCAAAAGAAGAACAAGCTAATCCAGATGTTCTACCAGAACTTCCAGGATTTCATGTTTTAGTAAGACCTGTTTCAATTAAACAAAAAACTAAAGGAGGTATTTTGTTACCAGACTCTACAAGAGATGATATGGCTTATCTTACAACAGTAGGAGAAGTTGTAGCATTAGGTGATTTAGCTTACAATGATAAAGATAAATTTCCTAAAGGAGCTTGGTGTAAAAAAGGTGATTATGTTTGTTATGGCAAACATGCAGGTCAAAAAATAAAGTATAAAGGTTTAAAGTTTATACTATTATTTGATGACCAAGTGATAATGAAGGTAGAAAGTCCTAAAACTTTAGACCCTACTTTTAATTTATCTAAACATAGTGTGTAATAGTACTTGCATACTTTAAAATAATATAGTATAATAATAAGTATAACGTAACTCGTATGTCTCGTTAGCAACGAAAAGGAATAAACAATGCAAGAAGAATCTTGGAATGAAGTTAAAACAGAAGAACCAGAAAAAGAAAAAGTAGAATTTGAAGTAGAAAAAGAAGAACCTAAGAAAGTAGAACCTGAAGTAAAAAAAGAAGAGCCAAAAGAACTTCAAGGTATTGAAACTAAAGGTGCAGAAAAAAGAATAAGACAACTAGTTAAACAAAGAAAAGATAAAGAAGATGAAGTTGCTAGATTAATTAAACAAAATGAAGAATTAAATTCTCGTTTAAATAATACACAAAAAGAATTTACCAATATAAGTAAATTAAATTTAGATGCAACTGAAAAACAATTAAAAGATAAGTTAGAATTAGCTAGAGGTGCTTATACAACAGCATATCAAGATGGAGATGCTGAAAAAATATTAAAGGCTCAAGAGTTTCTAAATGATGCACAGAATGATTTAAAATCAGTTGGTGCAACAAAAATGCAGTTTAAAGAACCAGAGGTTAGACAGACACAACAACAAGTGCAACAACCTCATTATCAACCACAACCAACTCCAGACCCAAAGGCACAAAGTTGGGCAGAAAAAAATGATTGGTTTGGTGAAGATAAAATAAGAACTGCTGCTGCTCTAGCAATAGATGCAGATTTAAAAGAAGAAGGATTTAATCCTACTGATGATGATTATTATTCAGAAGTAGATAATAGATTAAAAGAAGCTTTTCCTCATAGGTATAAAGCTGAAGAGGTTGAAGAAGTTCGTAAGCAGGAAACGTCACCTGCTCAAGTGGTTGCAGGAGGTACACGTAGCACTCCTAGTTCTAAGAATAAAGTTAAGCTTTCAAAAGAAGATGTAAGATTAGCTAACAAATGGAATATACCCCTTGAACAGTATGCTCAAGAAAAACTTAAAGCAACAAGTGCTGATGGCGAGTATACAACAATAAATATGCAACGTGGAGGTAAATAATGACAACACGAATCAATACACGTAGTTCACAACTTAGAGAAAATAATACTAACGAAGAAATGACTTATCAGTTTGAAGAACAAGATAATTTATATATACCAGATGCAGTAAGAAATCGTTTCAATAGCGAAGGAATGACTCTTGGATGGTTAAGAATAACTCTTAAAGGTCAAGATGATTTTAAATATATTGGTAAAAAAATGCAAGAAGGTTGGCAATTTGTTGATATTAAAGAAGTACCTGAATTAGAACAAACATCACTCGTGAAGATGGATGGAAGATACTCTGGAGCAGTCACTCGTGGAGACATTGCGTTAGGTAAAATACCTACCAAGTTATTCCAAAGTAGAAGTGAGTTTTACAGAAATAAATCTGACCAATTAATGGATGCAGTTAATAGTCAATTAATGAGAGGAAATAATTCTAGTATGCCCATTTCTAATTCAAGTAAATCAACAGTAACAAAAGGTAGACAACCTACTTTTCAGAAGTAAATCTTTTGTTGCTTTTAATAACAATCAAAGGAGATTAGAACATGGCAGCAAATAATGCCCCAAGAGGATTAGTCCTCGCTAAGAAAAATGGTGAAGCTTCTAATTCTACTGGTATACGAACTATTGATTTAAATCCTGCAAGTCCTAAAGTGGCTTCAGCATTAATACCTTCAGATATTTTTACTGGAGACCCTGTAATAATTGAAGCTTTAGGTACAATTAAACCTTGTACTAATGATGTAACACTTAAATGTTCAGGTGTCTTTCAAGGATGTAGTTTTGTAAATGCTAGTGGAGAACAGAAGTTCGCTAGAAGTATTACTGGTGGAGTTACAGCAACTGATGTAAAAATTCAAATTGCAAGTGACCCTGCTCAAACTTATTTTATACAATCAAATATAGGAGTTACAACTTCTGCAAATCCAATAGGTATTGGTGTTTATAATGCCCCTTGGGTTGTAGGCACAGGTAGTCATAAAACTGGACAAAGTGCTTATGTAATAGATGGTGATGGTAACACTCAAGCAGCAAGTCATTTAAGAGTGATACGTAGAGCACCTTGGGATACAGGTACTAGCACATCAGCAGGTATAACAGATGCATACCCTTGGTATGAAGTAAGAATAAATACACATTTTGATAATTTTCAATCTGCTTCAATTTCAACAGCATAATTTAAAAGGAGAATAAAATATGGCTATAAATAGAGCTGCGATAAGCAAAGAACTCCTTCCTGGATTAAATGCAGTATTTGGGATTGAGTATGGAGAAGTTAATAATGAGCATGAACCACTATATGAAATAGAAAATTCAGATAGGTCTTTTGAAGAGGAAGTCCTCTTTACAGGATTTGGTACTGCTCCAACTAAAAATGAAGGAGCTGCTGTTGTTTATGATGACGCAGGTGAGAGTTATACATCTCGATATACAAACGAGACTATAGCTTTAGCATTTGCGATTACTGAAGAAGCAATGGAAGATAACCTTTATGATACTTTTGCAAAGTTAAGAGCAAAAGGATTAGCAAGAGCTATGGCTAATACTAAGCAAGTAAAGGCTGCAGAATTATACAACCAAGGTTTTGCTACAGCACAAGGAGATGGAGTAAGTTTATTTAATACTGCACATCCAACTGTTGGAGATGGCAACCAGAGTAATACAAGTACAGCAGCAGCGATTGCTGAAGGTACTTTAGAATCTGCTGTCATAGCAATACAAAAGTTTAAAGATGACAGAGGTATCTTAATTGGTTCTTCTGCTGTATCTATACACGTACCAGTAGACTTAATGTTTACTACTGATGTATTATTAAATACACCAGGTATTGTGGGTAGTGCAGACAATGACTTAAACTCTGTAAAGAACTTAGGAGTTTTCCCAAGTGGATACTTTACTAATAGAAGATTTACAGATGCTAATGCATGGTTTATAAAAACTGATGTTCCTAATGGTTCAAAGATGTTCAACAGAACACCTTTACAAACCAAGATGGAGCCTGATTTTGATACTGGCAACTTACGATTCAAGGCAAGAGAAAGATATTCTTTTGGTGTGTCTGATTGGAGAAGTTGGTTTGGTAATCAAGGTGCTTAACCATTAATAACTAGGGAGGGTATTAACGTACCCTTCCTAATAATAAGGATTAAATATGGCTAATAATATAACATCAAAGTTTTTTACTGGAGCAACTAATGGAGTTATTGTTACAACAACAGATGTTACTAGAGTTGTTGCTATACATGCAACTGCAGTAACTGCTACAGGTACTTTTGCTTTATCAGAAGGTGGAGTAAATAAAATACAATTTCAAGTTCCTGCTAGTGGTCAAGCAGATATTTATATAGGTGACCAAGGAGTAAAATTTAGTGGCACAGTAAGTGTATCATTACCTTCTGATGGAAGCTCATGTACATTATTTGTAGGATAGCATAGTGCCAAGTTATTCATTTCTTAAAACTGATATAATAAATACAATAGAAAATGATTCAACAGAGTTTGAGAATCAAATACCTTTTCTAATAGAAAAAGCTGAAGGTAGATTAATTAAAGAACTGGATGACCCAGGTCTAGATAATTATTCTACTTTTTCATTTACAGCTTCTGACCCAGTAGTTAGTTTACCTGCTGATGCGTTAGTAGTACGTAATGTAAACTATACAACAAGTGTTTCAACAGCAGCAATTCCTGCTAATTCAAAAGTAAATTTATTACAAAGAACCTATGAGTATGCAATAGATTATTTTCCTTATGCTAGTGCATCAACAGGAACACCTAGATATTATTCAAGAAAAACAAATACACAAATTTATATTGTACCAACACCTGCATCTGCAGTATCAGGTGAAATACAATACACACGTAGACCTTTAGCATTAGCTAGTGCTACAGGTACAAGTGCAACAACTTCTAATTACTTTAGTGAGTTTTGTTACAATGCATTATTTTCTGCTTGTATGGTAGAAGCAAATTATTTTATAAAAGATTTTCAAACACTAGCAAACTGGGAAGGTCAATATAAAAATTCTATAGATGGTTTACGTAATCAAGCTAGAAGAATGAGACAAGATGATATGGAAGTTGCAGCTAGTCCTGCAGGTGGTCCTAACCCAGTTTTAAAAGGAGCTGATTAATGGCTATTAGTAGAGTTAATGTAGTACAACAAATAACAAAAGTTAATAACAAAAAGAAAAATAAAAAAAAGAAAGGGAGAAAAAAATGCAAATAAAAACATCAACATTAATAGTAGGAGCAAATGCAAGAACTATTAATCAAGCTACTGGAGATACAGTAAGTGCTAAACCTACTGGTCAAGGTTATGGTGCAGCTAGAAAAGGACCTGGAGTAAAAGGACCTATAGAAGCTCAAGTTAAAGAAGAGCCTAGAGAATATAAAACACAAGGAGAAAAATAATGCCATTACCATTAGTAGCTATTGGAGGAATGACAATAGCAAGAACTTTAGCAACAAGATTAGGTCCAAGAGCTATATCAGCTTTACGTAAAATGGATACAACTAAAGCTAAAAATTTAATTAATAAAGCTAAAAATGCAATAAAAAGTAAAGACACTAAAAAACTTGAAAATATTAATCAACAAATAAAAAAAATAGATAAACAAAAAGGACCTAAAAATGTAGAAGCAGGTCCTAGTGCTAATCAACTTAAAAGAATTAAAACAAAAGAAACAAAATTACAAAAAGAAAAAACTGCTATAGCAAAAAGAAAAGAAGCTAGAAAAAAGAAAGTAACATCTACTGTAGACCTTGCATCAAGAGCTTCTCTTCTTCCTTTAATTAAAAGACGTAAAAAAGAAGATAAGCCTATAGATAAGCCTGTAGATAAAAGTAAATCTGAAAGTAAAATAGCACCACCAAGTGTACTTAAAACAAGAACTATAAAAGAAGATGAGACTCTTTCGCAAATAGCTAAGAGTATTCCAGGTGTTACATTAGGTGGTATTAAAAAAGCTAATCCTGGTATTAATTTAAATAAAATAAGTATAGGTCAAAAAATTAATTTACCTGAAGAAAAAGATTTATCTCCAGATAGAAAATCTGTTTATGAAGATATTGATATTTCAAAAATTACTATGAAGAAAAAAAGAGGTGGACCACTACAAACTATACCTGCAGGAAATAAAGGACTACCTAATTTACCAACACCTGTTAGAAATAAAATGGGTTTTAAAAAAAGAGGTGGTAAAGTAATTAAAAAAGCAAGTGGTGGTCTTATAGGTGGTGGAGCTGCACTCAGAGGTTTTGGAGCAATAAGAAAAAGATAATGCCTAAGAAAAAGAAAAAAATAAAAGGTACAGGAATGAAAGGCATGACTATTGGTGGTGGTGATAAAAGACCTACCAAGTCAGGTGCAGGATTAACAGCTAAAGGTGTAGCTAAGTATAGAAGAAATAATCCTGGTAGTAAATTAAAAACTGCTGTAACAGAAAAAAAGCCTACAGGTAAAAGGGCTTCAAGAAGAAAAAGTTATTGTGCTAGGTCTGCAGGACAAATGAAGAAGTTTCCTAAAGCAGCTAAAGACCCTAACTCAAGATTAAGACAAGCTAGAAAAAGATGGAGGTGCTAACTGTCATATTTAATAAGTAATATTCCCCACTTTAAATGTTGGGTACGTAAAGAATTTACACACAATCATTTAAAATATCATGGTGAATTTTTACATGGAATAGCATTTGCAGTTAATACAATACCAGATAGATGTTTATCTTTTCAAGTTATGTTTACTGGTATAGAAGAAGAAGATAATATACATGGTGGTGCAATGTGGGCAAGAATGCCAATCACAGCATTAGTAGCAGATGAAATACTAGATGAAGTACCAGAAAGAATGGATACACATTTAGCACAACCTTGGGATTGCTCATCAAGAACACATACTGTAGTGAAGCTTGATTTATTAACAGCAAGTCCTTGGATGTGTAAGATAGATAACGAATTTTATAAAGGTAAGTATATGTTTACAGTTGACTTTACAGATAGTGATATAAGTGATTGTCCTGCACAACATAAACAAAACCATGTAATACAATTAATTGATGCAGGTAAATGGACAGGTAATATAATAGCATTACCTAATAATAGAGTTAGAGCAACAAGTCCTGCTTTATGGGTAACAGGTGAAGGTGCACCAGACTTTAGACCAAGTCAACATACTCATGCAGCAGAAATACACGATAGTTATACAGACCCAGAAATAACTTTTAATAATTTATACAAGGAGACTAAAAATGGCAGGAGCAAAAACTAAATACATGGCTAAAGGTGGAGCAATGAAAACTAAGTACATGGCTAAAGGTGGAGCTATGAGTACTAAGTATGCTTCTAAAGGTAGTGGTAAAGTTACACTTAGTGGTATGACTGCAAGAAGAAATGCAATGCGAGGAAAGTAATGGCAAAGCTTTGTCCAAAAGGTAAAGCAGCAGCAAAAAGAAAGTTTGATGTATATCCATCAGCTTATGCTAATATGTATGCATCAGCAGTATGTTCTGGTAAAGTAAAACCAGGAGGTAAAAAGAAAAAGAAAACTATTAAGAAAAAAACTGGTGGTGGCTTACGTAAATGGGTTGGGGAAAAATGGGTTGATATAGGAGCACCAAAGAAGAATGGGAAGTATCAACCATGTGGTAGAAAATCTACTACTAAAAGTAAAAGAAAATATCCTAAGTGTGTACCATTAGCAAAAGCACAACGTATGTCAAAGTCACAAAAAACATCAGCAGTAAAAAGAAAGAGAGCAAAAAAACAAGGAGTAGGTGGTAAACCTACAATGGTTAAAACATTTAAGAAAAAATAATTCGTTTGACTCGTAAGGGTTGGAAGTAAGTATTAACTGAAGAAACGCACTAACTTTAATTAGGAGGTGTGTTATGAATAATCAAATATTATTTACATTATTAAAAGAAAAAAAAGAATATAACATGGCAAGAACATTAAAAAAAGTAACTAAACAATTAAAAAAAGCTTCTAAGCTTCATGCAAATCAAGCTAAGATAGTTGCAAACTATGTGAAAAATAATGAAAAAAAGAAAAGACCCAAAAGTAGGAACAGGAAAAAAGCCTAAAGGTTCTGGTCGTAGATTATATACAGACGAGAATCCTAAAGATACAGTTAGAATTAAATATGCAACTGTAGCAGATGCAAAGAAGACAATAGCTAAAGTTAAAAGAATAAATAAACCTTATGCTAGAAAAATACAAATACTAACTGTATTAGAACAAAGAGCAAAGTTTGGTGGTAAACCAGAACAATCAAGATTAGCAAAAGCTGCTAAGAAACAATTAAAGGAAAAACATAGAAAATATGGCTAGTTCAGGAACTTATAATTTTAATCTAGATATAGATGAAATAATTCAAGAAGCTACAGAAATGATAGGTGGTGAGCAAACTCTTGGTCATACACCACAATCAGCGAGAAGGTCTATAAATTTATTATTAAATGATTGGCAAAATAGAGGTGTTCTATTATGGACAACCTTTACTACAGCAGTAACAGTATCAACAAGTGTTACATCTTATGATTTAGATAACTCAGTAAATGATGCTTTAGTTATTACAGTTAGAGCAAGTGCTGCTGCAACAGAAACACAATTAACAAGAATATCATTTGAAGAATATAATGTACTACCTAATAAGTCACAAACAGGTAGACCAACACAATATGCTATAAAAAGAAATGTAGATAAACCTACA